TGGCCGACTGCGGCCCGCGCGTCGCCGACCAGCCTGCTTGACCTGCGAGGAATGAGCGGTTTTACTGATCGCGAACAGGTAGCCGCTGCGCAGAAACGGATGAGCCCCGAGGCCACGAGCCCGGGGCTCTCCGCTTGTCCGGAGGTGGTGACCATGGGCATGGACCTTGAGGCCCGCGTCCCGGCGTGGTTCGCGGCCAAGCGGGTCAGCGTCACCCCGCAGGTGCTCAACTACTGGCGGCGCTCGGGGAAGATCACGCCAGGCGAGGATGGGCTGTACCGCCTGGGCGACGTGATCGACGTGAACCGGCGGATGCGGACCCACCCGAACAGCCACCGCCAGCTATGCCCCGCGCGCTGAAGGTCTGTAGCCAGAGCGGGTGCCCGACGCTGGTAGTCGGTGGGCGGTGCGAGGCGCACGCCAAGGCGGCCGATCAACGGCGCGGGACACGGCACGAGCGCGGATACGGGACGGGGCACACCAAGCGGTTCAGGCCAGGGGTACTCAAGCGCGAGCCCATCTGCGTGTGCGTGGTAGGCGGGCAGCACGGGCACGGGGCGCGGTGCTGGCGGGCCAGCTCGGTAGCTGACCACTGGCCACGGGACAGGCGCGAGCTGGTGGCACAGGGGCTGGACGCTGATGATCCACAGTACGGGCGTGGGTTGTGCAAGCAGTGTCACGACGCACACACAGCCAGCGCCCAGCCGGGAGGGTGGAACAGGTGAGCGCCACCGAGAACGCCATCGATGAGGCCATCGCCGCACACGCCCAGGCCGAGGGCTGGACCGGCGTCACGACCGGCTGGATCGTGCTGGTCGCCACCATGGAACACGACGGGGAGAGCGAGCGGTCCGGGCTGTGCGCCATCTACCCAGGCGGCACCATGCCCTGGCCCATGGCACTGGGCATCATCGAAGCAGCGCGGATCAAGATGCACACGGACTATGCCAACGGTGAACCGTGAGCCAGCACGTGATCCCCACGGATGACCTGGTAGAACACCAGGCCAATGATGGCTGCGCATGCGGGCCCACCACGCAGCCAGTCACGCGGGCTGACGGCAGCGTGGGGTGGGTGCATGTGCATCACTCACTCGATGGTCGCGAGGCACGTGAAGCGACAAACCTCGATCAACAATCACTCTGAGTGACGTAGGGGTGGGGGGTGACCCCCAAGCCGATCATGCCTGGTACCGCCGGGGAGGTCTCCGACTAGCGCGGAGGGTTCAGATCTTCGAAACGGACATTTGACCGTCACGCGATGTGACGGCCGGCCGATGCCGCGCGATGCGGCGGAGGAGTGATCGCCATGCCTCGTGGAGGCGCACGCAACCGATCCGGGCCAGCGCCCGACCCGAAGTCCGGACGCAGCGACCGCCGCGGCTTCCGGCTCGATGCCCTGCCGGCCGAGGGCTACCAGGGCGAACCGCCGACCTACCCGCTGACCGCCGTCCCGGTCTACGACATCTGGTTCGAGGACAAGCGGCGCGTCAAGGAACTCGACGCGACCGGTACCCAGGCCCGCTTCGACCGCGAGCTCGAGCTGTGGGCGCAGGCGTGGCGCACGCCGCAGGCCGAGGCCTGGATCCGTGAACCGTGGCGCCGGCAGACCATCGCCATGTACGTCCGCACGATGGCGCTGTGCGAGTCGGCCGACGCCACCGCGGCCGACAAGAACAGCCTGCACCGTTTCGCCGACCAGATCGGGATGACGCCGGCCGGACTGAAGGAGAACGGCTGGAAGATCGCCAGCGATGAGGTCGCCGCCAAGCGCGCGGCCGCCCCGGTGGAGCCCGAGGCCGACCCGGACGATGTCCGCGGCCGCCTCACGGTGATCCAGGGTGCCGCCAGCTAACCGGTACGTCGTCGACTTCCCCACCCTCTGGGTGGTGCCTGCCTGGATCGAGCGCCACTGCATCGTCCCGGATGGCTTCCGCAAGGGCCGGCCGTTCAGGATGTACGACTGGCAGCTGTGGTGCACGGCGAACCACTACCGGATCAAACCGACCGCCAAGCAGGACCCGGACTTCCTGGACGGGGACCCGGACGCGATCCCGGTGCGCACGGCGGCGTTCCACTTCCGGCGCAGCCAGATCATCGCCCCGCAGAAGACCGGCAAGGGTCCGTGGTCCGCGGCGTGGGTGTGCGCCGAGGGCCTGGGGCCGGTGCTGTTCCTGGACTGGGCGGGCGAAGACGACGCGTACGTGTGCGAGGACGCCGGCTGCGACTGCGGCTGGGTGTACCGCTACCGGCCGGGCGAGCCGATGGGCCACCCCTGGCCGACGCCACTGATCCAGCTGCTGGCCAACAGCGAGGACCAGGTCGACAACGTCTACCGGCCACTGAAGGCGATGGCCCGCAACCCGCGGCTGCGCGGTCGCATGATGGTCCGCGAGGGTTTCATCCGGCTGCGGGGCGAGGGCGGCGACCCGGAGGAGAACCGGATCGACGTCGTCACCTCGTCGGCGCTGTCCCGGCTCGGCAACCCGATCAACTTCTGCCTGCAAGATGAGTCGCAGCTCTACACCGTGACGAACAAGCTGGTCGGGGTCGCCCAGACCATGCGACGGGGCGCCGCGGCGATGGGCGGCCGGTCCGGGGAGACCACGAACTGTTTCGACCCGTCGCAGGACTCGACGGCGCAGAAGACGTTCGAGTCGACCAAGACGGACATCTTCAAGTTCTACGAGCCGCCGCCCGCCGACCTGAAGTACTCGGTGCGCACGGAGCGCCGCCGGATCCACGCGATCAACTACCGGCACTCGCCGCACGCCGATCTGCACGGCATCAACGCCGAGGCCGAAGAGCTGATGGCCGAGGACCCGGCGCAGGCGGAGCGGTTCTACGGCAACCGCATCGTGTATGGCTCCGGCGCCTGGATGGACGGCGAGAAGTGGGACGCCCGCAAGGCCCCCCGCGAGGTACCCGACGGCACCGCGATCGTTCTGTCCTTCGACGGGTCGGACACCGACGACTGGAGCGGATTTCGGGCCGAGACCGAGGACGGGTACCAGTTCACCCCGACGTACGGCCCGGATCGTAAGCCGTGCATCTGGAATCCGGCCGAGCACAACGGCCAGGTTCCCCGCCTCGAAGTGGCGGCCGCTCTCGCCGAGCTGATGACCCGCTACCGGGTGATCCGGCTGTACTGCGACCCGCCTTACTGGTCGACCGAGATCGATGCGTGGGCGGCGAAGTACGGGGACAAGGTCGTGATCCGGTGGGAGACCTACCGGCTGAATCAGATGCACAGCGCGTGTGTGCGGCTGCTGACCGACACAAACAAGGCCGACTCGGGCTTCGCCCACGACGGGTGCCCGATCACGGCGGTGCACATGCGCAACGCCCGCAAGCTGCTCCGGATGAACAGCCGCTACATCCTCGGCAAGCCCACGCGGACGCAGAAGATCGACATGGCCGTCATCAGCATCCTGTGCCACGAGGCCGCTGGTGACGTGACCGCGGCCAAGCTCTGGCCAGCCAAGACCCGACCCAGAATGGTGGTGAGGGGCTGATGGCCAGCGAGCTCGACACCCTGATGTCCCTGATCCAGCTACACGACCAGCAGCTGAACCACCTGCGCCTGATGGACGCGTACTACGAGGGCGAGCAGCCCCTCTCGTACATGCACCCGGAGCTGATCCAGCAGCTTGAGGGCCAGGTGCGCCAGGTCGTGATCAACTGGCCGCAGATGGTCGTCGACGCGCTCGAGGAGCGTCTGGACATCACCGGGTTCCGCCGGCCCGATCAGGCCAGTGGCGATGACCAGTTGTGGGAGGTCTGGCAGGACAACGACATGGACTCCGGTTCGCAGCGGGCGCACGTCGAGGCGCTGTCACTCGGACGCTCATACGTCACGATCGGCAGTCCGGACGATGAGGGCGACTCGCCGATCATCACTGATGAGTCCGCGCTGGACATGATCGCCACGACGGACCCGCGTACCCGCGAGACGGCGGCCGCGGTGCGTCGCTGGTCGACTGACGGCGTTGAGAAGCAGGCGCAGGCCGCGAACATGGCGACGCTGTATTTGCCGGACTCGACGATCCGCTACGAAAGGGACGGCGCCGGCTGGCGAGAGGTGGATCGCGACACGCACGGCCTGGGCGCCGTGCCGGTGGTGCCGATCCTGAACCGGGCCCGCCGGCGTAAGTCGCTGGGTGTGTCTGAGCTGAAGCTGGTCATCCCGTTGTCCGACGCGGGATGCAAAATCGCCACGGACATGATGACCGGCGCGAACTTCCACGCCCTGCCGCGCTACTACGCCACGGGTGTGAGCGAGAACGACTTCACCGACGAGAATGGCGATCCGGTCAGCGTCTGGAAGACCGTGACCGGACGGATTTTCGCCACCGAGAACGAAGAGGCGAAAATCGGCATGCTGGCCGCCTCGGACCTGGCGAACTTCCACAAGACCCTGGTGGCGCTGGCCCAGCTGGTGGCCAGCCTGTGCGGCCTGCCGCCGCACTACCTCGGGTTCAGCACGGACAACCCGGCCAGCGCGGAGGGCATCAAGTCCAGCGAGGCCCGGCTCATCAAGCGGGCCGAACGCAAGCAGGGCATGTTCGATGTGGGCTGGGAGCAGGTCCAGCGCATCTCGATGCGGTTGCTGACCGGCAAATGGGACCCGGAGCTGCGCCGCCTCGAGACGGCCTGGCGCGACCCCGCGACCCCGACGGTGGCGCAGACCGCCGACGCGACGACCAAGGAGTACCAGGCGGGCCTCATCCCGCTGCGGTTCGCCCGCCGGAAGCTCGGCTATCGCGACGCGGAGATCAAGCAGATGGAGCAGATGGACGCGGAGGTCGCCTCGACGCTGAAGGTGCCGACCGCTGACGAGCTGCTGCAGCTGCGCGACCCGACGCGCGACGCCCCGGCCGAGCAGCCCCCGGCGCCCGCTCCGGCGCCCGCCCCGGCGCCGGCGCCGCCACCGGGCAAGGTGCCCGCCGGTGCTGCCGCCTGAACTGACCCGCCTGGCGCAGTTGCACCGCATCCGCCAGGAGCAGCTCGCCGCGGACGCGGTCAGCCAGGTGCGCCGGCGCTGGGGCCTGGTCGACGCGGCGAACGTCGACGCGAGCTGGCGGGCCATCGCCCAGCTGGTGCTGAGCCTGGTCACCTCGTATCAGGCCGAGGCCGCCCGCGGTGTCGACTCCTACGTGTCCAGCGCGCTGAGTCTGGCCGGTGAGACCGCCGACCCGGCCGGCCAGGTGTCCACCCGCGCGCTTTCGGGCGTGGCCAGCGACGGCCGGACGCTGGACGGCCTGCTCGGATACCCGGCGTTCGAAGTGGACGCGTTCGTGTCCGGCGGCATGGACGGCGCCAGCGCGCTGGATATCGGCTGGGGCCACCTGCAGCGCATCGTGGCCACCCAGGTCTCCGACGCGGCCCGCGTCGCCACCGGCGTGGCCCAGGTCAATGACCGCAAGGTGGCCGGGTACACCAGGATGACGACTCCGCCGTCGTGCAGCCGCTGTGTGGTGCTGGCCGGGCGCTGGTACCGCTACAGCCGAGGGTTCCTGCGCCACCCGCAGTGCGACTGCGTGATGGTGCCGGCGGCCGAGGTCATCGTGCCGGAGTCGCCGAGGGCTCTGTACAACGCGATGACACCCGGCCAACGCAACGCGTCCGGCTGGTCGCAGGCCGACCAGCGTGCGATCAACGACGGCGGCGACCTGTACCAGGTGGTCAACGCCCGGCAGGACCTGCGCTCGGTGAGCATCGCCGGCCAGCGGCTACAGACAACCGGCCGTGGTGGCCGGGCGCGACCCGTACGGCTGACTCCCGAGTCCATATACGTGGAGGCGGAACGGCTGGGTTGGTCTCGCGACGAGACGATCCGGCTGCTGCGGGTGCACGGCTACATCCTCTGATCGCCGGTGCGATGCCGGCGGCTGACAAGAAGGTCGCGATGACCACCAGGTACCTCCCCCGGCAGGCTTGGTTTTCCCTCGCTCGCCACGACGACCCGACCGACCCGCCAGCGGATCCGCCGAAGCCGGTCGACCCGCCCAAGCCCGCCGACCCCGTGGTCGAGCCGCTGGGTGACGCTGGCAAGAAAGCCCTGACTGAGGAGCGGGCTGCCCGCAAGGCCGCCGAGAAGTTGGCGGCTGAACAGACCGCGAAGCTCAAGGCAATTGAGGACGCCCAAAAGACCGAGACCGAGAAGCTGGCCGACCGTGCCGAGGCCGCCGAGAAGCGGGAGCAGGCCGCGACGGCCCGCGCCGTGAAGGCGGAAGTCAAGTCCCTGGCTGACGGGTTCGCGGACCGCGAGGACGCGGTGCTTAACCTCGGCGACCTGGCCCAGTACGTCAAGGACGGCGAGGTTGACACCGAGGCCATCACCGCGGCACTGGGCAAGGTGTTGGACCGCAAGCCGCACCTGAAAGCCGCGGCCGGCACGCCGGCGTCGCGCAACCCACTGCCGGACCCGTCGCAGGGTCGCGGCGGCGACAACAAGCCGTCCGACTTCCGTACCGCGGACAAGGCGGCCGTCGACGCGGAGATGGCCAAGTACGGGCTCCGCTCCCGCTCGTGATCCGGATCGTCGCCACCCTCGCTGATGGGCACTTCGCCCTGACGGTGGATGGCCATGAGGGCCGGGTCGAGGACGGGCGCGTCTGCGCCGCCGTATCGGCGCTCACCCAAACGATGCTGCTCGGTCTGGAGCAGATCGCCCACGCACACCCGGACATCGTGTCCATCGAGATCACGGAGAAGTGAATGAAGCTGTTGACCCGCGCCGATTGGTTCCGGCTCGACCGCCACGACGTGCGGTCGACGCTGCCGGCGGCCATCCAGGCGATCATGCAGAACGGCATGCTTGACCGCGTCTTCCGGGACGCACTGGTCCCCGGATTCCTCTTCCCGGCCCTGGCTGATTCCGAGCCGTGGCAGGGCGGCCTGGGTGACACCAAGACGTTCACCCGCAAGGGCCTGATCGCCCCGACGGTCACGCCGCTGGCCGGCGCGGACATCTCCGGTGCGAGCACGTACTCGATTGAGCAGTGGTCCGTGACAATGGACCAGTACGGCATCAGCGTCGACACGAACATGATCCAGTCGGCGATGACGCTGGCGTCGAAGTTCCTGGCCGACGTCCAGACCCTGGGCATCAACGCCGCGCAGTCGCTCAACCAGATCGCCCGCAACAAGATCTACGCCGCGTACATGGGCGGCCGGTCCTGGGGTACGGCGACGGCGGGTTCGGACACCTCGTTCATCGTCCAGTCCGTCAACGGTTTCCAGCGCGTGCTCGTCAACGGGGTGCCGACTCCCGTGTCCGCGTCTAACCCGCTGTCCGTCACCATCGCGGGCGTCGCGAACACCGTCACGGGCGTCAACGCGGGGACCTCGACGCTGACCCTGGGTACCGCGCGGGCGGACACCACGGGCGACTACATCGTGGCCGCGAATGCCCCGGTGAGCATCCGGGCGACCGGCAACTCCGCGTACGACCTGACCACCACGAACGTGGCCACCCTGGCCAACTTCCGGGCGGCTGTGGTCCGGCTGCGCAAGATGAACGTGCCGACGATCGGCGGCTACTACACCGCGCATATCCCGCCGGACACCGAGGCGGAGCTGTTCGCGGACGCGGACTTCAAGCAGGCCCTGCAGGGCCGGGTCGACAGCCCGGTGTGGCAGGACCTGTCCATCGGCCGGTTCTCCGGTATCGACTGGGTGCGCAACAACGAGTGCCCGACGGTGACCTCCAACACCGCCGCGACCGTGTTCCGCCCGATCGTGGTCGGCGCCGGCGCGGTGGTCGCGGCCCCGTTCGAGGGCATCGGCGCGCTGCTGGCCGGCACCGGCGTGGAGGACGTGCCGAACATCCGCATGGTGGAGGCCGCGCCGACCACCCAGGTCGCGGTCATCGTCCGGCCCCCGTCGGACCGCCTGCAGCAGGTCATCTCCACGAGCTGGGCGTACACCGGCGACTTCGGTGTGCCGTCCGACTCGGGTACCGGCGATGCGGCGCTGTTCAAGCGCGCCGTGGTGGTCGAGCACGCATGATCTCTGTGCGCGCGACCGAGAAGCAGTCGGTCTACTTCAACCACCAGGTGTGGACGCTGGCCGAGGGCGAGCAGGTGGACGGCCAGCTGGCCGAGTACCTCCTGGCCCACGGCGGCAAGGTCGAGGAAATCTCGACCGGTCCGGCCGTCGACCAGGACGGCGACGGGGTGCCTGACGGCACCGTCGCCCAGGTCCTCGACTGGGTCAGTGAGGACGAGAGCCTGGTCGCGGATCGCGCGGCCGCGGCCCTCGAGGCGGAGAACCGTCGCGAGACGCCGCGTACCGGCGTGCTGACCGGCCTGGCCAAGCTGGCCAAGCTCGCACCGCAGGACTGACGGATCGGGAGGCGAGCATGACCGCGCTGGCAACACCGGAACAGCTCGCCTCCCGACTCCAGATGGACCTCGATCTGTCCTCCGCGCAGCTCGCGGTGGACGGCGCGTCGGGATTCGTCCGGGCCATCTCCAAGCAGCAGTTCACCTTCGTGAGCCAGGAAACGGTGGTTCTCACCGGCAACGAGCAGGTGCTGACCCTGCCGCAGCGACCGCTGGTCGTCGACGCCGGGCCGAACCTGCTCACCATCACCGAGATGGCCGAGTTCGGTGGCATCGCGGTGAGCATGGTCGAGGACCGCGACTACTCCCGCGTCGGCAACCAACTCACCCGCGGGTTCCCGTGGTGGTGGAACACCAGCGGCCGGCTCATGGGCTACCCGCGTACCCGGCCGTTGGGCGTGTGGGCGCCCCGGGTGCAGGTCACCTACTCCCACGGCTACGTCACGATCCCGGACGACGTGGTCTCGGTGGTGCTGGACGCGGCCAGCGTGCTGTATGACAACCCGACCGGGAAGCGCAGCTTCAGCATCGACGACTACACCGAGGTAAAAGCGGCCGAGGTACTGGGCGCCGCCATGGTGCAGTCCATCGCAGACAAGCTCGGCATCGCCGGCCGGCGCCGGCGCGCGTTCTCCATCCGCACGGCATGAGGGGCAGCGAATGACCGACGAACCGCCCACCGAGGCACCACCCGAACCCCCGAAGGTCGGCTGGCAGGTGCTCGACCCTGACGGCAACGTGGTGGAGTCGGGCCCGTGGCCGGCCGCGACCCTGACCGCCGTGGGCACGGCCGGAGACGCAGAGGAGGAGTCCACCGATGGCAGCGATTGATCAGGCGATGGTCAGCAAGGTGCTCAACTCGACCACCTCGGCGACGGCGTTCACCACGCTGACGACCGGTTTCAAGGTACGGCTCAACTCGACCGCGTCGACCGCGTCCGCCTCGGGCACGGAGCTCGCGTCGGGCGGCGGATACACCACGGGCGGCCAGACCAGCACGGGCCCGTTCGCGTCGACGTCCGCAGCTGGCAGCGCGGTGACGATCCCGCACACGGCGATCCTCACATGGACGAACAGCTCGGGCGGCGCCTGGTCGATCGTGTCGATGGACCTGACCGACGGCGCCGGTGTGCGCACGTGGTTCGGCAACTGGAACGGCCAGCCGATCAGCATCGCCAACGGCAACACCTTCCAGGTCGCGATCGACTCGGTCACGATCGGCCTGACATGAGCATCGGCTTCCCGCAGGGCAAGGAGGACATCAACCAGCGCGCCGGCCAGGTCGCGGTCCAGCTGCGCGACGACCTGTTGCGTGCCAATCAGCTCAAGGCGTTCGTCGACGGCAAGACCGACGCGCAGCTGCTCGCGCTGGGGTTTGTGCAGGGCGAGGTGGATACGTTGCGGGCCAGCGCCACGGACATGAACAACCTGTTCCTCATCGCCCACGCGCAGGGCACGCAGGCCTCGGTGAACGACTTCTTCTTCAACGCGAAGAACCTGACCGGCGTCGTCTGAGTCGGGGGTGACCGGTGGCCATCTCCGAGGACACGAGCCACCAGCCGGTCGCGGTCCACAGCACGACGAAGACCGCGACGACGGCCAGCTTCACGCCGTCGGGCTCGACGCTGCTGGTCGCCTTGCTGGCGGTCGACGGCGCCGCGAACCTCGCCACCACCGCCACGGTGTCCGACTCGGCTGGCGGCACCTGGACGCTGCTGAAGCGCCAGAACTCCATCGCGCCGAGCACCCTGGGTGGCAGCGCCGAGGTCTGGTGGCGCTGGTGTGCAACGACTCCCGGCAGCATCACGGTCACGGCGAGCTGGTCGAGCAACGGCCAGAACGGTGGGAACCTCACCGTCCGGAGCCTGCTCGGCGCTGACTCGAGTCAGAGCGGCGGCGCCACCGGTGGGACCGGCGGGGGGTCCGTCTCGCCGGCGGCCAGCCTCACGCCCACCGCGGTCGGGAGCTGGATATACGGCGCGGCGCTCGACTACACCAGCAACGTCACGCTGACGCCGAACGGCAACACGACGTCGATCGACCAGTTTTTGGACAGCGGCAACGGGGACACCTGGGCAACCTTCAGGGCGAGCGCGGCCGTCACAACGCTGGTGAGCACCTCGTATGGCTTTACCAACGGCGCCAACGCCTTCAACCTGGCGATCGCCGAAATCTTGGCGGCCAGCGGCGGCAGCACCATCAACGGCGTCGCCACGCTCACCGGCGCGGGGACGCTGACCGCGACAGCGGTGCAGTCCGCGACCGCGAGCCTGACGGGCGCCGGCACGAGCACCGCGGCGGCGACCCTGACCGCGACCGCCTCGCTCGTCGGCGCGGGCACCTCGAGCACCGCGGTAACCCAGTCGGCCCGGGCGACTCTCGCCGGCGCCGGCACGGCTTCCTCGAGCGCCACCCTGGCGGCGACCACCACCCTGTCCGGCGCCGGTACCACTACCGCGCTGGCCCGCCAGTCCGCCGGCGCGGCCCTGTCCGGTGCGGGCACGCTCGCCGCCGCAGCCACCCAGGCCGCCGGGGCGACGCTCACGGGTGCGGGCACCTTGTCCGCGACGTCGGGCAGCTCCACCACCATCAACGGCACGGCATCGATGAGCGGTGCGGGCACCCTCGATGCCGCGGTTGTCCAGCGAGCCGGAGCGACTCTCGCTGGTAGCGGCGTTCTGACCGCGCCGGTACGAGTCTCGGCCCCCTCATCGATGGCGGGCGTGGGCACGCTCACCGCCGCCGGTGCGATCGCCAGCTCGGCCGCCCTGGCCGGCGCCGGCTCCGTGACCGCCAAGGCGACGCTGCGCGCCCCGGCCACCCTGGTCGGCGCGGGCCAGCTCACCGCCACGGTGGCCACGGTCATATACGGCACGGCAACCCTGGTCGGCAGGGGCACGCTCACGGCGATCGGCACCGCACCTGGTGGCGTCGTCCCCCGCCCAGACACCGGCCTGGTCACCCGCCCGGACACGGGCACCGCCACCAGGCCCACCTCGGGCACCGTCACCCGACCCGGTTCGGGCCTGGTCATCCGCCCGTACACCGGCACCGTTGGGAGGCCATGATGT